AATTGTGAGCTATAGTTCACTTAATGCAATATTAAGGCTTGACTTTAGTATAACATAGTATACAATAGACTATATACTGTATACTTTACTGTATAATTATAGAAAACTATACGTATCATTGAGCAACACTTTACGTATCATATATGAGTCGTTAGTCCTTGTTTGCAAGGATACAACAAAGGAGAAACAAGATGTTTATTTATATAGTTAAAATTCAGAATGAAGAGATATACAAGATAGGTAAGGCTAATAATGTAATGAAGAGGTTAAGACAACTTCCTTATGTGTTTGATTTGGAAGCTTCTTTCTTCTATGACGTAGGAGACTTAGCTTTAAGGTATGAGAGCTCCATACATACACTACTAAAAAGTGCATCTGTTGATTATTTAGTTAAACAGGATGGCTATACTGAGATGTATGACAGTAGGGTGTTGACCTTTATTGATAGCTGGGCTAATTTTATAGGTCTTGATAGGCATACCTTTGATGAGTTGGCAGATGGAACTGATGACAAAGGTGTATTGAGCATGCAGTTATACACACTACTGGAAGATGTGCGTAAGCTAAGACTTCGGAAGAAGGTGACACAAGAGGAACTATCAGAGTTGACAGGTTTAAGTAGAAGCACTATTGCTAGAATAGAACAAGGTAAGGGAGCTTCGGTTTCTTTAGGTAATATAATAATGATAGTAGAGGCACTAGAAGAACTACCTGATAATGACTACCTTTGTGAGTATGACGGAGTAGGTGGGTATGGCTCTAGTGAGCGAGTTAGATTGCCTAAGGAACATTGGTAAAATGGCTTTTAATAATGCACTACCAGTTGATTTATGGATGAAGATGATAGATAGTGAAAAAAAACAACAACAGGAGGAGAGAATGGAGAACGTTATAGAAAAACTTAAAGCCACAGCAAAAGCTATGGATAACGCACCAGTAAACGATAGGGATAGAGCATTAGAGAACTATTATCAGGAGCTAAGAAATACAGCAAAGGATGCTGGAGAGTATTGGGAAGACGATAATGATGATCGTATAGATATCATCGGTCAGAATGGGAACGATGGACTACACTACGATAACTGATGGATACCATAATACTACATATAATCATAGCAATTTTAACATAAAAAAAGGTCTCACATGGAGACCTTAGTTGTTTCTGGGGTATTACTTATTTCCAAGGTAGTGGAGACTCACCAGGTTCTTTATTAAACTCATTTATAACGTTGGTCACTCCTGATACACCAGCTGGATATGTAGGTCTTCCTCTAAGCTTATCTACCCTTCTACCCAATTCACCAGGTCTAAGAAAGTCTAAAATCATTTTATTTACACCTGACTCCATATCTCCTTTTAATACTTTTTTAGCAACTGCACCAGCCGCAGTAGGGATCATGAACGTTGGATGTATGTATGAGCCAGCAAATGCAGCAATTGTGCCCCACTTATTAGAACTTGGATCCATAACCGACAGTCTTCTTAATATGTGTTCTCTTGATTTACCGTGGATAAATTCATTCATTATCTTATGTTGCTCCTTACTGAATGACATCTTTAAGGCTGGTGTGGATAAGATTTTATTTATTGTTTCTAAGTATGCCTTTGGTTTATCCTTATCCGTATTAATAGCCAGATCGCGTCTAGTTTTAGCGAATTCAGTATCAAAAATAGAAGACCTTTTATAGTCTTTATTAGCATTTCTTGCAACCTCCACTAATTTATTTTTTTTACCAGCTGCTTTAAACATATCATCAATGCTACCGATAACATCCTTTAGAACCATTTGATCTGGGTTCTTTAAATAGTAGGCACCTATTTTTTGCCTTACAATCTCTAGCTCTCCGAGTTTGAGTGGTTTCTTAGATAAATCTTTTAATAGCTTCAATGTTTGAACTGAATCAGTCTCATTAAGAATGCCTAGATTATGTTTCTTAGCTGAAACACGTGCTTTTTGATATAAGTCTTGGACTGAAAGTCTATCAAATGAAAAATCTGAGTCACTGACTGCTTTATAAGCCTTGTTCTTAATGGCTCTTAGTTTATCTGGGGAGTTTTCCTCCAAGAATTCCTTTCCAGCCTTTAATTGTTTTGCTGATATACCTCCTAATGTTTTTTGGGCTACTCCACTAATACTGCCACCAAGGGTAGCACCAACAGCAGTATCGGTCGCCATACCAGCTACATCTTCTGACTCTGAGGCTCCCAACCCGAATAAACCACCTGTTGCACCTCCAACTGCCGTAGCACCCTTGACTGTCTTTACGGCATGTCCTATCTTTGATATTGGGGATGATGCTGATCCTAAAAGTTCAAATGCAAGGGCTTTTACTGGCTCAGTCCTTGTGTATTGCTTTGTTCTTTCTCTTTCTCTATTTCTAATTTGTTCGTATGTTTCTGAAAAATCACTATCGGGATTAACAATCTTATTGACTGCGGATCCTAAAAGCCCTGTTATTTCATCTCCCCAGCCATATGTATAACCTTGGAATGACGCTCTTGTTCTAGCTTTAGCAATTCTATCCTCATCTGTTAGCTTATCAGCAAATGTTTCTCCCGTTGGTTTATAATCAGCAAGCTTTGAGTATGCTAACATCTCTTTAAATTGCTTATTGGATAATGAAAAGTGATCTGCAAATTCACCCATAGGGGTAGCTTGACTTAAATCATTGGTGGCATCTTTTTTCTTCTTCCACATTTTAAAGGCAAATTCACCATCGGACATATCGCCATACTTATATTTAGCCTTTAGAGCAGAAAGTGTTAATTTTGATTTACTCATAAAATCTCCTTATATTATCTGATACCAAAGAAGTCATTAAGGTTGTTTTTATCCTTAAATATCTTTGAGTCGGGATTAATCTTTTTATATTTACGCTTTAGGTTTCTTCTTGCACCAACATATCGACCTTTAATTCTATATAAGGTATTAAGAAGCTGTTCCTTTGACTGCTCTGTATCCAACGCACCTTGTTCTGCGATAAGTAAATCAATTTCTTTCTCTGTCACCTGTCCTAGTGTTCCACCTGACTCTCTTAGTTGTTTCAGTGAGTCAAAAGCATTAATAGCTGATAGAGTTCTTAGCTTACTTTCAAGGTCTTTGGCGGCTGACCCTGGTATATTTGATGCTAAAGCCCCTCCAATACCCATAAGTGGCTCAATAGGGTTATCATCGAATAACTTTAAGATATCATTAATTGTTTCAATGCCCGTATCAAGACCTTGTAATCCAGTCTCTAAATTTGTTTGTGATTGAATATCGAGTGCTTTACTCTCTTGTTTTACTTTATCTTGTGCTCTCTTATCTTTTTCCTGTTCAAGCTGTGTTTTCTTGAGAGCATTAACATCATCCACTTCACTGTTTAGCTGTGCTTGAGTGTTCTTAATATCCTCTCTAAGAGATTGAGCAGTAGGTGTTTGTCCTAAGCCACTTCCCATAAGGGAGGAAAGTTGGGCATTTTTTTGTTTTAGGTTTTGCTTTCCAGCTTTTATTGAGCTAGAAATGGATGACACCATTGATTTTAGGGTAGGTGGTGGCTGTTGAATCACTTCTTGTTGGGTTGTTTGTGCTACTGGTGGCTGTGGTTGCATTGGTTGTGGTGTATAGCCATTATAAGCTGTAGCAACTGAATCCCAAGTCTGTGGCATTGGTTGCACCATTGGTTGCTGTGGTTGTGCCATTGGTTGCACTGGTTGCACTGGTTGCTGTGGTGGTGTGCCAGATAACATTTGTTGTGCCCGTTCATCTTGGGATAATTCTGATAACCCAGGTGCCATAGCATTATAATGCTCTAATAGCTCTTTACCAGCATCAGTATTCAGCAGTAAACCATTTGAAGCAAGCTCTTGAACAGCTGACTTAAGTCCAGCAGGTGTAGTAACATCAAATTGTGAAACAATAGAGTTAACTTTTGAATTATCCTTTAAGGCAATTTCATCTTGTGTATATGAGGCTTCCGCTTTAGCATTCTCCCTATCTTTATTTATCTTTCTTTCTAATGCCTTATATGCTTCTGTTCCAGCGTAATCACTCATGTTTTCTAATAGCAACTTTCTGGCTTCGGGTGTTCCTTTTTTAGCTCTCGACAATACATCCCTAGCGTTCATCTCAAGATTAAGCTTTTGCTGACCTACATTTGCAGCCTTGCCCTCGCCCATAGCCTTAGCTTTAGCTGTATCTACTTGTATCTGCTGTTGTCTTGCTTCAACAAAAGGCATCATTTGAGCCTTATATTCAACTGCGGCATCAGGATTAATAGCAAGAATTTCTTTATAACCTGAAATAACAGAAGTCAAATCATCAGGATTAACATTCTTCATGACATCCAACACTAAATCCTCTTCATGTCTCATACCGAAAGCACCACCTGCCATATCTGCTAAGCCTGTGCCTACTTCTGCGGCTAAGGTTGCTGGTGTGTAATTTTTAGCACCGTATGTATTATCAAACATTCCCATAACTACCTCCATTCTCCTTGGTTATAAAGTGCCATATCTTGGGCTTCTAAATCGGCATAATCATCTCTCCTTGGTGTAAATAAACCTTGGGCTCTATTACCTAAATTACCATATAGGTTGCTTAAATAGTTGGCCTTATTTGTTCCAGCTTGTGTTAGTGGACTAATAGCTCTTGAAGTTGCGGCTCCAACGTTGATACCAATGTTAGCTAAATTCTGTGGTAATTCTCCTAATGACATCATACCTCTGCGTGCGTTTGTTTCTCTATCCATTAACTTATCAATATCACTCTGAACACCACTCCTTGAAGCCTGTAGTGTCGCTATATCCTCTAGTTTCTCTCTTGAAGCCAAATCAGCCATAGCCGAAGCACCAATAGTAGATGTTGCTAATCCTTTGCCATATAAGTTGCTTAAAGATTTACCGTATCTATCTTCTCTTGATGGCTCTAAGGATGCTATTGTTTCCCTTGCTCTCCTTAATGCTACTGCTTCTGGATCACCCATAAGCTTTTCTCTTTGAGCTCTAATGGCTTGAGTATCAGCGAACTGCTGTCTCATTAAGCCCTCTGCTTCTGGTGATAAGCCAAACTTATAAGACTTTGTAGCTGGGTCATAATATGCTTGAGACATCATACCATAGACCGACTTAGGGTCTGCGGCTTCAATAGCTCTATCTGTTGCTCTCTCTTGAGCTTTGTTTCCTTTGTATGAGCCGTAAGCTTTAAGACCTGTGCCTATAACGCTACCCCATCCTCCTAAATCGTCTAATAATGCCATAATTATTCTCCTTTGAATTTATTAATTTACCAATCGCCACCAAAATCTGAGTCGCTACCTGACCATCCTGAGTCTGAGTCCATATCTGACTCTGCGTCTCCAAAGTCTCCCCAGTCTCCACCGTCATCGCCATCACTATCGAAGCCGTTGCCATCAAAATCTTCATCACCGAAATCATCTGGGTCATTCCAATCTATCCAATCATCTGCATCTTGTGGGTTGCCCTCTGAGTCTAAACCTAGGTCTAAATCTGGGTCATAGTTAAGTTGGTTACCACCAAATGGATTACCAGTGAATAAGCCCTCTAAGAAGCTCTCATCTTGTGGTGAACGTGTGTCATAACCATATTGATTAATCATCATATCCCTTTGTTCGCTTGGGTTCATATTAGCGTATTCATCTGACCCTGGACCCTGATAATTATCATTATAGAATGACGTATAATTGCCAGTGAATGGATTGTTAAAGCCTAAGTTTTGACCTTTATTAGGGCTAAATGTATTGAAACCCATATTATAATCTGCGGCTAAACCAAATAAGCCACCAACAGGACCCATAAAAGCACCTGCACCTTGGATTATACCTCTGTTTTGACCGAAGTAATCTTGGTATCCTTGTGGGCTTCTATCTGCTCCCTGTCCTTGATATCCACCATCTGTATAACTACCATCACTACTAATTCCTTGGGCGTTAGAGACACCTCTTTGTTGTCCTTGTGTAGGATTTTGTTTATTTAACCACCACCAGGGGTGATTTTGGTTATTCCAGTTGTCTTGCTGTGGCATATCTACTGGTTGATTAGGTGCTCCCCAGTTAGTCTGGTTTTGAACCTGTGGCATAACCTGTGTATTAAATTGGTTAGGGTTCCATTGTGCGGGATTTAAGTTCTGAGTGCTAGATAATGCACCTGCTCCTGGTGTAATCTGTTGTTGTCTTCCAACTTGAGGATCACTAAAAGCATTAGCCATTCCCCAGTTATTAGTAAAAAATCCCATACTACCCCCTTATGTTAAATCTTGTGTAATATTACAATACATAATACTACCATCCGAAGAACACTTAATTAAATCTACCTTACCTGCACCTAATGTAATCGTTGGATTATTACCACCTACGAAGCTAAAATCACCACTAAATGTGATATCATAGTTTCCTGTGTTCTTCACTAAGAATGTAGCTTCAACACCAGAAGACTGGTTTGATACATCTAATTGATAATCACCCTCTACACTGACAATAAACATCTTAGAATTCAATAGATTAGCCGTTTGATTGGCATTAAGTTGAATATCCTCTGCGACTGTTGTATGTGCCTTAGTAAAAATCTGTGGTGAGTCTAAGGTTGCTGGTGCTTCACCTCCGATTGTTGCTGATGTGACTGTGAGAGCATTAGCTGTAAAGTTCTCTGCGACATCACCGTTAATATCTGCCTTTGAGTTTAAGGCTTCTCTAACTGCTGTGAATTCAGTATCAAAATCATCACCAGATATAACTTTTTCTGGGTCTGTGTCTAATAATGCATCTTTGCCAGCCCAGTTGACTGCTATTGTGTAGTTGCTCATAATATTTTTCCTTTCTTAAATAATAGTGATAATGATTGTAGAGACGCTTTATATCCTTTAGTCACTTGATCCATCTCAAATCTAACATATTTAGCATTTCCTGCCAGTGGTATGCTGTGTTCTTTTAGTCCATGTATAGGTGCATATTTAGCCTGACCATATAATGATGTAGCATCTCCCCATAAAGCAGGAGTTCCGCTTAGGGTAGGATTAAGCTTAAATGTAGGTGATAGCTTAGGTGCTTGCTCAAAGTCCTTATATACCCTAATTCCTACGTCTGTTCCTTGACCACCTGATACTACTAAAATTAATCTTTTGAGTATAGATGATAATACACCTTGCCCTAAGTCAATCCATACTGTTGAGAAGCTACTAGTATAACTATTATAAGTATATACCGAAGAGCCACTATAATCTACATCATAATAACCTTCATAAGTTGCAACTCTACCTGACTGCTGACCTACAAGTAAACCATATACACTTGAATAAACCATTGAAGCTGGATGCCTATTGTTAGCAAAATGCCACTTAGTAATTCTTGGTGTTTGTCTTTCAGTTGGCTGTTGTAAATCAAAGATATAACTAACATTTTTATCTACAAATGACAAAATATATAAACCATCATCTTGCATATATACTGACTTTACATTCTTAGAAGCCTTAATATTTGATATAATCTCGTCTTTAATCGTTAGAGATATCTCTTTTAATGGTAATTTATCGAATTGTGCTGTTCTATATAATGATCTAACGCCTGTATCAGATAAAAAGTATAAGTCTTCACCAATAGATTGAATAGAGTCTCTGGATACACAACCTACACCATCAATAACTTCATCTAATGCAATATTAGAGATATCATCAGGATTATTGTATAACGCGATATGCGATTTACCGAAAATAGCCAGTTTACCAGCAAATGCCTTGACTGCTACAATCTCATCTTGACCCCAAACTGATTTTAAATCAATAGCCCCTGAGTCTCCAGTTGACCAATCATGAATATCTAAAAGTTTTGAATAGTATAATACATCATTTTCTTCTGAAATTCCACCCACCCAAGCTCTACCGTAATGTCCTAATGCACAACTTGGGTCGAAATTAGTGACACCAGCGGGAGCTGAATATCCTAAATCATTTTTAAGTAAATCCCATCGGTTGGTCTCATAATGTAATGGATCTTCTGTACCTTGGACTGCCAAAATCTCATTATTAATATTAACGAATTGCCAATCAGAAGTAGTAGCACCTGTTGCATAAGCATTAATAAAGGCATTATCTTTATCTGTAAGGTCTAACTCATAGATATTACCAGCTGAGGATGCAAAGTGTTTGGTATTTGTTCCATTATAGTGTTCAGTAATGGCTCCAATCTTAACTGCATCAGCTACCTGTAGTGTCTTTTGCTTTAATCCTTTTCTAAACGTAATTTTACCACCCTCTGTATAGGTGACATTATCAGCCTTAGTGAACCACTTAGGGTCTAATGCTGTAGCGTTTGTTTGGGAGTCTAAACCAAAGATACCTATTGTATCTAATGGGATAGCCTGTATTGCCTTAGACTCAAGCGACATACCAATCTCTCTCATATTCCATATTACCAGCGTCCAATTGAACTGCTGTATTCAGTGCGTCTCTTGCTTCTGCGGCTACTACGCTTGATACTGAACCACCGTCCTCACCACGTTCTGCAATGGCTCTAGCCCATGTTCCTAATACTACTGGTTGCGATGGAACTACTAAATAATCATCTGCCTTAGTTAAATCTTCCGAAGCACCTACGACATTCACTGAGATAATATTAGTTGCATCTGGAACTGGATAAAAATCAATGTTAAAGTCTGGTTCTCTATTAGCTCCAGCTTGTGTGACACCATTAAAGGCATAATATTGTGGCTCACCAGTTGTAATATCAGAAGCAGGGAACACTTGCTTATTAAGCCAATCATTAGGCACTTGTGTTAATACTGTTCCTGTAGTTTGATTAATGACATCTAAGACAGTAAAAGAAGCACCTGAGCCCTCATCATCATCACCTAATGTATATTGCATAAGACCATCTACTGTTTTAACGTTAAATGTTTGTCTTAATGCATTCCAACTATGGTAAGACTCTACGTTTCTCTTTGCATCATTTACAAGCTCACCGATTAACTTTTGATAATCTGTAATAGTATTGGAGTCATATAGATCACCTGACCAATCACTTGATATTGTGTCCTCTCTAAGTCTTCTTAATACTGAATTTATTGCTTCTCTATATGTCATATTTAAAATACTCCTCTATGGTTATATTATACACTACTTTTATACAAAAGTCAATAGCAAACATAACTTATTTATCCTTGTTTATGATATCCATTATTTCTTTAATAATGCTTTCCCTTTGTTCATCAAGGGTTTTCTCTGGTTGATACTTCTTCTTAGCCGCATTATATCCCCATCGTCTAACAAAAGGCACTGCTATAAGGGTTATCAGTAGATACGCTACAAAAGCATACATTGCATTCATAAATAACGACTCTGCTACATAAGCTACTGCCTGCTCCTTTGTTTCTACTTCTTTAATCTGTGGTGGTGGCACTGGATCTAATACTATCTCATCCCATACCATAGATGTTCCTAAATTAGCTACTGCTGGCACTGGCCCAGCTATTGCATAAGTAGCAGTTGTAGTCGCCGCTGTCTTTGCTATATTACGTAGCTTTAGACTCTCACATCCACTTAAGAATACAAGAGATAAGGCTATTGCGATAATTTTAATCATTATTTACCGTTTTCCTCGTGAAATAACTCAAATAATCTATCCATTTTAGTATCCATCTTATCCATAGTCTTCTCAATACGCTTAAACATGTCATGGTTAGACTTTTGATTTTTTACCATATCATTTTTAATGTGCTCAATCATATTACCTTGGATAGCTACTTGCTTCTCAATATCGCCCACATAAGACACCATACCAATGACTAAGACTATTGTAGTCGCTAAGTGTGATAAGTTTATCGTTCGGGATAAGTGCCATTGATCTTCTTGTTTTTTAGTAGTCATTATATTGTCTCTCCTTTAGGAAAGTCAGCTTTAACTTTATCAATCATGGCTTTCCATTCGTTAGTAACGTTAACTTTATCCCAGTAAATCATATCCAGTTGCTCCTCAATAGGTGGATAAGCCATGCTCCTTTGGATAACGTATTCTGGTGGCTGATTTATTTCTGCAAGTGCCTTTGCAACCTCTTCTGCTGTTGTTGGTGGTAATGAATAATCATCTGTATTTCCTATTATCATTATGCTCTCCTTATCCTAAAAATTCAATACTAACGTTTGTGTTTCTCCTGTTAAGGAATTTATATAGAGAAAGTCCATTCGGTGCAAGCATAAAATTAAGATTATTGCCTGCAACAAGATCCATAATAATATCTATCTCAATATGACTTCCTGCTCCTCCATCTGATCCCTTAGCTGTTATAAAGGTTAGCGGATAAATAGTGTCTCTTCCATTGGGAAAACTTGGCCCACTAGCTCCGTCTACTCTTATAGATATATCTGGATTACTACTGCCACTAATTGCACCAAAACCAAAAGACCCTTTAACTCTATATTTTCCATCAGTTGGAATTATAATGCCACCCATTGGAGTTGATCCGTTGAACATACTCACCCCTGAGCCATAATTAGAGGTTAAATCATAAAAAGGGATGTAATGTGAATAGGAATTAGGTCTTCCAGCATAGTTTCCTGAATAGAAATATGCATTTGTAGCCCATCCTGCGGAGTCGGAAGCATCAATAGTTAAATATGTTGTATCATTTATGGATGCACCACCACCTCCTCCTCCACCTAATGCACCATCAGCTTCGGTATATACCTTTGAACCATTAACATATATGTCGTCAGTAGCTTGAATAGAGTGTGTTAGTGTTAAATCAACTTCAACTGCCATAGATAAACCAGCAATCTGGTCTCCACTTGTAAAGTCTAATAACTGCCAACCAACACTTGTCTCATTGCTCTCCATATAGACCTTGCAACCTATAACGGGGCTTGTAGTGTCTGCCACCCATACTTGTAATACAGCACCATCATACGTTCCGCCCTCTATAATTCTTAGGTCTCTAAAAGCACCATTAACTGAATATGAAGTATTTTGTAGGACGGTTATATGAGCACCTCTTACGCTTGAAAAGTTATGTGAAGCATAAAAATGAACTTCTTGATGTGAACCAGAGTCTCTTTCTACTATCTGAAATCTTGCAGAAGCACGCTCATAACCACCAGCGATATCTGGGTCAACCCAAGCAATATTACGCCATTCACCACCACTAGCAACAGTAATAGTAACATCATTACTGGATACAACGCTATCTGCACCATCAGAGCCTGCGGGTCCAGTCTCACCTTGGATACCCTGAATTCCTTGTGGACCTGTAGCACCTGTAGCACCATCATTACCAGCTGGTCCAGTTAAGCCTTGGGGACCAGTAGCACCTGTGGCTCCAGTATCACCAGTTAAACCTTGGACTCCTTGTGGTCCTTGTGGTCCTGTATCTCCAGGTGCACCATCTATACCATTAGAGCCATCAGCACCATCATTACCAGCGACACCTTGGATGCCTTGTGCACCATCAGCTCCATCAGCTCCATCTAAGCCGTTAGCTCCTGCTGGTCCTGTAGCACCTTGTGGTCCTGTATCTCCTTGGATACCCTGTGGTCCTTGACTACCTGTTGCTCCTGTATCTCCAGTATCACCTTTTAATCCTTGTGGTCCTGTCGCGCCAGTTGCACCAGTTGCACCAGTAGCACCTTGGATACCTTGGTCTCCCTGAATACCTTGGATACCTTGATCGCCAGCAACTCCTGTATCACCTTGGATACCTTGTGGACCTGTAGCACCTTGGATACCCTGAATACCTTGGTCTCCTTGTGGTCCAGGCACTGTTGAAGCATCACCTTGGTCTCCCTTTAGTGTTCCCCATTGTGTGCCATTGTATTGATATAATGTGTCATCTACTGAATTGAAAAACATACAACCAGCTTCTAATGAACCACCCTCGTTGTCTGTGGTTGGGGCTACACTTTTAGCACCTAAATATTTCTTCTCGAAAAGCTCATATTTTTCAATTAGTGAGTCTAAATTATAGCTATCTGCTAGTGGGTTTGAGATTGTTTTTGTCTTACTTCTTCTGATTGCCATATGCTTTAATCTCCTATAATGCTGATATAATGAATGCTAATAACTCTTCGTATCTTACACCGTATTTATTACCAGCTGAGACCTCCAAATCTCCCGTATCTGGGTTGATTTCATCTTCCCACTCGTCATAGCATAGGATACCATAATTAGTTGCATCTAAGCCCTCTGCTGTGAATATAGAGACTACCTCTTGTGCCATAATTCCTGTGTGTATTCTTGCGCTATCTCCTTTCTTAGATACTGCAGAATTAAACTTAAATGTTTTAATTGCGTTCTTTAAGTTTGTGGCTACTGTTTTCTCTTGGTCGGTCAATGATTTAACCTGTTGCTTATCTCTCTCATCTGACGTGTTTATAGTGCCTGTGGTGGCATATACTGTATCCCATCTATTAGATGATCTACCTAGGTTTGAACTATCGTCTGTATAAGGATAAAATGTGCCTGAATTCTTTAAGACTACTGTATTACCAAAGCCTGAACCATAGTCTGCTGAAAAATAAGTATCTGCAAGCGATGTTAGGGCTATCTTAATTGCTTGTCCTGTGGTTAATTGAGCGTGTAATAAAGTATGGACTGATTTATCGCCTATTGCACTAATGATATTTGAGCCACTATCAGTATCAGCTGACGTGACACCTAAACCACCACTACCATTGGCATTTACTAAGCCACCCTCGGTAGCATATACATCATACCCTGTGTTATTCTCTGCTCTTGACGAAGAGCCAAATAAGATATTTCCAGAAGTTGAAGATACACCATTTGCAATATTTTCTTTAACGTGGGCGGTATCTGCTAGGATTGTTCCGAAGTTTTTAGCTTCAATACCTGCACCTTGGTTATTTAAAGCAAAACCTGACGCAAATGATACTACACCTGAACCAATAGCATAGACTCCTTGGACTGCATTACCACAAGCTGAGGAGTTATTGGCCAATACAAAGCCTAATTCTTCTGCTTCATATCCTGACGCTCCATTACCACAGGCTGAGGATGATTTTACTGCTACTGAACCATTACGTCCTGCTTGGAAACCTCTCCAGCCATTTGATGAAGCACTACATACACTACCATAGAAATTACCACCTAATACCTGTAAACCATTGCCTTCCCACTCAACAATACCTAACTTTTGACTCCATAGAGAGCCTGCATTAGTCTGTTCTGACTCATTTAATCCTGTGACATCTGTGTTAGGAGCTGATCCTACTTGAATACCATCCGAAGCACTATCTGCTGGTGCTGTAGTTGAAATATTGAATGAACCAGCTACGATAACATTAGTAAGTTCTCTTAGTGAACATCCGTTAATCCTAAGACCTATACTATCATTAGCCCATCTTAGAACCGTGTTAATTGGGAATACTGTTCCTGATATGACAGTTAAAGTAGGCCAAGCATCATTTAAAGTGTGCTTTACGGTAAATTGTGTAGCTGAATTAATAGTTGTAATTTTAAAACAACCCTCGCCCACCTTATATTGACCTGTGCCACCTAAGCCATTTAGAATGACATAATCATCTACAGCCATATTTGATGTATCACCAACGGTATATTTAACTAAGTGGTCTTTTGCACTTCCGCTAACATAAGTAATAGCACTTGGTGTTTCACTAGATACAGTATTACCTACAATCTTTATATTTACTGCATCTTGATTATTTAGTTCAACGAATGTGGTGATATTAAATTCACCTGCTGGCAAATTGAATGTCGTTAGTTCCTTTGGAGATACTAGGTTTAAGTTCTCTATAAATGGAACTACTTGAGAGGTAGATAGGGTAATAGCGGACTCTTGAGGTATAATAACCTGTCTGCCTGTTGCTAATGCTAAGATTAATGCGTCTGCATCATTTGTTGCACCATCACATACACCGCCAAAGTCTTTAATTGATACAGTTTCTTGTAGTTTGGCTTCTACATCTGTTGTTATTGAGCCAGTCTCTCCTAAAGTGTATGCTATTTTATCTGAGTCTGTCTCCCCTACATCAAAAGCTACCGAAGTCATAACTTCAATATCTGACGTATCAGCTGGTGCTACTGCAAAGGTTAAATTATTTGATAATACTGAGTATGCATTCTTTTGAATATATAGACCATCTACGTATACCTGTGTTGTATTTTCATCAGTTGGTGCTATTGTTAACGCATATACTGTAGTTGAACCATCGCCAACAAAAGTATCCTTTTTTATTACCGAAGACCCTATTACATCCCAATTAGTGCCATCATATACACGCATTCTACTTGATACAGAATTAAAGTATAGAGCTCCTGCTTGTAGAGGGTCTCCATCGTTATCAGTAGTTGGTTCTACTGCAAGCTTTCCTAGATATAAATCATCAAATTCTTCATATTTCGCTAAGATACCATCTAGGTCATAACTGTCTGCCAATACAGCAGGTGTTACTATACCGTGTCCTCTATCAATTGCCATACTTATGTCTCCTTATGGGTTATTCTTTAGTCTTCTACGCATAGCTAATAGTGCCAACGCTAATCTCTTCTTTTTATTTAGTTTCATCTGGATCACCTCACTATAAAATTGACTTAATAAAAGCCCCTCAGTTATTACGACCAAAGGGCTTAGGGTTAAATCAACTTACGCAGTTGAACGCATCTCAACGATAGAGCTAGGGCGTGTCACCTTAGTTCCGAAGATACAATCAGCAGTAAATAAATCTGCTAACTTCTCTTGTTTGTATTGAGTCTGTGTTCTCACTGACTGTTGTGTAGCTAAAACGATAGCATCCTTTTGGAATAAGATACCTTTCTCGTCTGAACCTGTTCCAACGTTAGATGAAACATAAACGTCAACACCGTAGATTTGACCTACTTTACCAGTCTGGATAGCATTACCATTACCAATGAACTGTTGTTCAGTGAAGCGGTCTGTTGCTAACAACGCTGTGTAAGCCGAAGGTGATACAACTAATGAACGACCATCCATAGGTGCATCATTATCGTTTAATGTCTCAATACCTTGTAGGATTGAAGTATCCCAGTTAGTAATTGAAGCAATATCACCAGTTCCATCAGTTCTCATATCAGTGATAATAGATGTATCTACTTGCTTAGCAAGTGCATAACCTGCGTCATCCGTGTAGAAATTACGCATAGAGTTAAGAGCTTGTTTCTCAGCGATATCTTCGATATACATAGAGTATTCGTAGTGATTATCGATTGATACAAGGATATCTCCTGCTGTATCAGTGATTGCAGTTACATCCGTTCCAGCAACTTTGGAATTAGCAGAGTTTCTAGCTGGGTTAGGGATATGAATTGAATCACCTTTCTTGCCTTGGTGGTTTAAGTTTTTAACCAGGTTTGCTACAACGAGGTTTGATTTATAATTCGCAATAACATCATCTGACCATAGTTCAGGGATGAAGTTAGCGGTAGTTGTTACTGTCATGTTTGCCATTTTATTTTCTCCTTATTTAGAATATTAGCATAGTATTATGAGACCCTACCCTCTGCATAAGCCTTGAAGATATCATCTTGCATTGACTCATACTTAGCAGGGTCTGTTAGTTTCATTCGGATTAGTTCAGCTCTCTTGAACTGCGTTCCTCCTGTGGAACCCGCGGAAGACCTAGTTTCAGTAGTTCCAGCCTTTAAAGCTTTCTTCCTATCATCCTCAGCTTTCTTATCTACTTCCTGTGTCTTGTTAATCATTGACCTGTCTTTCCAGGTTGATAACAATTCATCGGCTGCATCGTAATTATACTGATCTGCTGATTGAAATAACTGTTGTCTAATCTTACTTCCGCCTACCCACTCTTGAAAGCCTTTATCTTGAATAACTTCCGTAAAGTCGGGGTGTTTTGACTCCAATTGTGCTTTAGCTGAGGCTTGCGCTTGACTTTGCTGGTAGCGTTGGAATTCTTGGAACTTAGGGTGGTTCTCGATTGCATTGTTGACAGCCTGATCAGGGTTCTCAAAAAAGTCAACGGGTTCCTCCACCTTAGTTTCTTTCTTTTGTAGATTTTGCTCGTTAGTTGCCACCTGTGCCTGTAAAAAACTATCTGATAACTTCCTTAGCTCTCCAACTTCTTGTGCTTTACGCCCAAGCTCCTTTTCGAGGTTCTGATAACTATCGATGATATCTTCTGTAGATTTACCAGCAAACTTAGCGGGAATTTCTGGCTCAACTGTTTCTTTTGGGGTTTCAGTTGGCGTTTCAGTTGTTCCTGGAACTACGTCTGTTATTGGTGTTGTATCTACTGTTTCTACTGGTGCAGTTGGTGTTACTTCTGCGTCTACTACTATATTATTACTCATATGTTTTTCTCCGTCCTATCTAAAGGATTATGGGGATGATAAAATGGCAGAGCTTTATATGTTAAGTTCTTCTGCCGCCTGTTTTGTTAAATCTTCCAAAGCAATTATTTGCCTTAGCATACTTAACTGACCTCTGGCGAACCATAGATCTTTTTCGTCTTCCGCTGACTCAATATTATTGACTGATTTTGAAAGGTCTTCTAATTCATTCATTAGTTCTGACCATCCGTCAGTCTCACACATAGAGAGTCTATCACGGTAAAATTGTTGTAATTCTGGTGTAGGTTGCGTATCTTCCATTAGTTTAACCTACTATTCTTCATTGCATTAGCATAGTTTAGTGCTGTTTCAGATTTCAAATGCTCAATCTCAGGGATGTTTCTATATGTCTCTGAATTTACATTTTGAGTGTCAACCTTAATCTTATCAATCTGTGCTAACTCTTTTTCTAGCTTAATCATCTTCTCTTGATAATCGATTTCATTAGGTTGTTTAGCCCCAGCTTCAACTGCATTTAGTTGTGCTCTAGTCTGTTTCTCCTGTGCTTCCGCATTAGTCTTATTGACATCAGCTTGTGCTTGTTGCATATCGATTTCTTGACGTATCTGCTGTAATTGCTGTTGTTGTGGGCTAGGCTGGAACCCTTGCATCAACTGTTGAACGATTTGGTCTCTATTGTGGATACTTGAGTTCTGGAAGAATGACAATAGTAATACGTTGAAAGCTGGAGAGTCCTTAGGCACTGCTTGTAGCATAGATACCATCTGTTGCATCTCTAATTCCTTAGCCATAATACCCATAGTTGAATATGGGATAAACTTATAGTCCACTACTGGATATCTATCTACATCGAACTGTATCTTACGCCATAGTGCCTTATTAATCATAGGGATTAAGAAAGTATTTTGGAAATTCATAAGAGTTCGCTTCTGTCTCTTAATTGAAGCTGACTGTGTCATTGACATACCACTAGATGTAGCCCTTTCAGCATTACCAGCATCTACGCTACCAGTTCCCATCTGTATCATATTCTGCAATGTAGCAACTTGATTAAATGTAGATGGATCTGTCTGCCCTAATTTAAGTGGCATAATGGCATTCCTTGGATCACCATTGGTTAAGACTGTTTTACCTGCTCTAACCTCTAATTTAATGCCCCTAGGTAGCCTTGTAGCGTCTGCGGCTATCATAGGTGTAGTAGTGAGTGCTAGAGAGTCAATTCTTGCTCTCATTTC